ATGAGAAAGTTTTTCTCATTCAACTCAGTAAATCTCATTTATCATACAGGGGGATATGCTGTGTTGCCAGTTGTAATACCAGACATTGCTACAAGAGTTTCAGTTTTGACTCTAGCATTACCACTTGCATCAGTATAAGTTGTAACTCCAACCCAACCAGCAGATGTTGCCTTGTATTGTGATCTGGCAGTGCTACCAGAAGCAGCAGTTAGATCAGCAGCAGAAAGACCAACTACTTGACTTTCTTTACCACTTAAAGGTTCAACACCAACAAATACTACTTGCTCACCTGCAGCAACTGCTCTAGTAACATCAATAACTGCACCAGCAAATACCTGCTGTGTTAAACCAGAGTTAAGAGTAAGTTGTCTTTGACCAGGGAAGTTTTTAGCAACAGCTGTTACAGTGCCAGTATATGTACCAACACCAACACTATCACCAATTGCAACAAGAGTTACTGAATCAATATCAGGATCATCACCAAATGCTCTTTCAGTTATTTTAAGTAATGTGGTTCCAATACCAGCAGTTGCTGCATTGTTAGGAACATGATATCTAAGAGTTGTTGTAGGAATAGCATTATTCAATACAACAGTTGATAGTCCAATCAGTGAGTTGACTGTTGAAACTTGAAGTCTGTTAGGCACTCCATAGACCACTCTGTCACCAGCAACAATATTATTACCAGAGGCATTGCCAACAACAGTAATAAGTGTTACACCAATACCAGATCTTGATGCTGATGTTGTTACAAGTTTACTTTCTAATTCCAATACTGAACCAGAATTCTGGTTATGAGCAGAATCCTTAATAGAACTCTTTGGACACTCACTGATTTGATAATTAAAATCAGTAATCTCACCACCACTCAATCCAGCAGTAGAATCAATTCTCAAAGAGATGGTGCTGGCAATTGAGGTGATGACAGCATCACCAGCATATCCAGTAGTACCACCAAATGCTGCACCAAATCTAATTACATCACCAACTGCGGCAGCACCAGTCTGACCAAAGGTAGTTCCAGTGCCAGTGACAGTTTTGTTACCATAGTTAAGGGAGACAGTTCCCAATGAACCCTTGTTGTCATTATTTCCCCAAAGTGCCATGTCTTGTTTCCTAGGAATTCTTTTGCTATAAGATATTTATAAAAATATCAACCCTCCTCATCTCTTGCTTTAATTGCTTTAGTAACAACCTCAAGAAGTTGATCATCCATATCAGTTTTGGTCAACTTAACTGCTTTAGCAAGAATAACAAGACAAATCTCAACCATTTTCTCACCAAGTTCCTCATTCTCTGGAATCTTAGCAATAGCGTCCTTAATAATCTTTGTAGCAAGTGGGAGTAAAAATGAAAGCATCGCTATATGTGCATCTGCTCTATATATGCGTTACCTTCTTAATTCTGTCTCCAACATAAAATCTTTGAATTTTTTCTTACTAGATTCATCCATTTTACTCACAAACATCTTTGATGCATCTACCATATCATCAATTGATGGACCATCACCTCTACTATTACTTAATGAAAGTTTTAAAACAGGATAGATATTTGAGAATCTATATTTGTTAAGACCAGACTCTGCAGGAGTTTGATAATCCTGTGAGAGAAGATCATCATCGCCCTTAAACAGTTTCTTATCAAAACCAGCATTTGGTCCAGCATCATTTGCTGCCTGAGTGTATCCACCATTACCTACATTCATGACCAACTCATAAACTCTTTAAGAGACTTCTTTTTCTTCATTGAGTTTATATACTTTCTATAAACTGCTGCTTCTGAAGACTTACCCATTTCTTTTGCTCTCTGTTCCATAGCAACTGCTGCCTGGATTTTGTGAGCATGAGATCTTGATGAATTGCGAATCTTAGAAACAGATGCTTTAGCAGTGGCAACATCTTTGAATCCCAGACCATGAATGGTTCCCTTTGGATTTTCATCAGTGTAAAGATCTGAATGTTTCTTGGAGTTAGCAGGTTGTCCTTTCTTTCTTGGAATACGAGGATTTGATTCCTCATTCACATCACCATCACTATCTCCCTTATGAAGATTTTTGAAAAGATGTTTATGAAGAGGTTTTGCTTTCTTTAAAATCTTATCTCTTGATTTAAAATCAGTTGCTTCTTTTGCAACTTTCTTTTCAGGGAGTTTCTTATGCTTGGTTGATGCAAAATCTTTTACATCACTCTTCTTCATATCCTTTGCTGCTTTTGCAGTTTCAGGAGTGGTAGGTGATATCTCACCTTTTTGAATAGCACGAACTATCCCAAAGAATTTTTGCTGTGCTTTAGATACTGCAGGCATTACTTTTTAGTATCCATGATTGCACCTTTACCATGCTTGGCACGAATTTGTGCTTTGACAATATCAAGTGCTGACTTACCAGAGGGTTTCTTCTTACCTGCAAGATTTGGTGCAGCAGGTGGTCTGCTGTAATCTACATTACCATCAACACCACCATACATCTGACGCTTATCTCTAAGGGAGTCTTCTGTCTCTTCTTCCATCCTCTTCTTAAGTGCTACTTTACGAAATTTAAGATCAGTTCTTGCACCAGAAGTCATGCGACCTTGACCTTCAGGTTTCTTGCTACCACCAGCAGGGTTAGGACCAGTGCCTCTCATACTACGTGATGAATAAGCAGCACCACTCATCTTGGAATCGCCTGATACCATCTTACCAGCATCAGATCTGGAGTCCTGATACTGCTTTTCAGTCTGACCATGCTTACCTTTATACATCTCATCTACATTATCAATATCCTCCTTCATTCTTGCTTCTCTTTTTGCTTTTGCTTTAGCAAGTATTCTTGCTTTAGCAGCATCCTGTTCCTTCTTAGGAATAGGAGTTACAGCACCAACTTTCTGGTCAATTTCACCCATACCATAACCTTCACCAACTGCTTTAGTAGGTGCTTCTTGATTTTTATCGTTTGCTGCTTTTGCTATTTCTCTTCTTCTATCTCTTGCAATCATCATATCAATTTGAGATCTTCTTTTTTGAAGTTGAATCTCCTTTGGACTCATTGATTCACCAAGTCTACCTGGAATTCTTCCTTGTTCAATGTCTTTCTCTCTACTTTTTTCAAGTAGTTCTTTCTTCTTATCCTCAGAATCATCAGATAGTTCTGCAACCTCTAAAATTGTTCCACCAATCTCTTCAAATGCCTCTTTCATACCCATTGTGGGATTGATAATAATCTTATTCTTCACCTTCTTTTCTTTAATCATCTTGTCATCTTTTTCATCAGTCATTGATGACACCTCAACAAGATCTGATCTCCAATCAGACTTGAGAGTTCTCCACTTATTTTCAGACAGACCAAGTGAACTCTTAATAGCAGCTCTTTCAGTGGCACTGATACCTGACTGACTACCCATGTAGTCGTTAAATGCCTTCATCAGGTTACCCTCTTTTCTGGCTTTATATCTAATGGCTTTGGTCATGGATCTGACCCTGCCCTTCACAGCCTCAGGAGAATTGTCCATAAGTCTAGTTTTACTTGTTTTTCTTATGTTTATTTATGAAATTCTTGATATCTTTGACTCCTGAGAGTCTAGAAACATAATTTCTATGGGCGTCAGTGCCAACTTCTCTCTCTGTAGCAGGAACTCCAGATGGTCCAGGATAGTTGACAACTGCCTCTGTAATGTCTCTCAACCAAGACTTAAACATAATATTGTCTTCAGTCACTGCAATAACATAGTTTGTTCCTCTTCTAATAATCTTACCAACCAAACCATGATTAAGATTTTCAATTACAGTATCTTTTCTAAAAATCTTATCAGTTACATAGTTTTCTCTAAGATTCTTCCAGTCAAACTTAGGTGCAATCTCCCATAGACTCCATCCTTCCTTCACTTGCATCTTCTTACGAAGATTATTCATCATCATTTTGGCAGTCTTGTCATCAATATTCTTTGGAATACCAGTTCTATATGTCTTAAAGTCATTGTCTACTGCTGCTTTCCTCATCTTGGAAGCAGACATTCCTTCTATCCCCTCAGCGTCTGGGTCTCTATCTCCAGCAGATACAATCTCCACACCAGAAAAATCATACAGTTTACCATTGTAGTCTCCTGACAATTTTGCAAACTCTTTGACCCTATCAGCACCAACCACAATCTTAACACTTGAATGTCCATCATCATGCCCCTGCTTCAATACATCAAAAATAGTCCTTGAGTTTGGATCATTGACTATGTTCTCAGCATGATCTGGGAACATTTGTCTCATGACATCTACTTTTTCATTAGGATCATATGGATTCTTTTTCTTATCTTGTGATCTTGATGGATATATTTTCAACCTCCCCTTTCCTGCTGCCTTTTTTGCTGCATCTAAAAGTTTTTGATGACCAATTGTAGGTGGATTAAATCTACCAAATACTACTGTGAGATCTCCAAGGTCTTCTTTAGGCGAGCCATCTGCTCTCGTAGGGACTGGCATTCTCCTTGGAGTTCCATCTCCAAATGTTCCAAATTCTCCTTGCTGCACAGGTTGCTGTTGTTGCTGCTGCTGTTTTGGTGCAGGTTCTTGTTGTTTTGGAGAGTCATTTTTTTGTTCCTCAGGTTCTGCTTGCTTCTCCTTTTTGGAGAGCATTTCAAGTTTACCTTTCTTAGTTACTGCTACTCTATTTCCATCTTTATCATACCAATTACCATGACCATCACCAGTCAGATTTTGGCGTGCTGCCATCTCTGCTGCCTGTGATGTCCTTGCTTCTGATAGGAAACTAAAGAATGATTTCATTAGGTATAAGATTTCCTCACATTGTATTTATGAGTCTGCCAGACTGAATACATCTGAGTCACTAGTTGCAGCAACACCTGTTTCATCACTGAATTTTTTCAAATCATTCTTAGATGGTTCAGCAAGTCTCTTTCTTGCCATTTCATGATACTCATCAGACAAATCAAATCCAATGTAATCATGTCCAAGCAGACTTGCAACCAGTCCAGTAGTGCCAGAACCACTGTATGGGTCAAGAATAACACCAGGTTCTTGCATCACTGCTTGGATACATCTAGCAGGAAGTTGAATAGGATAAGGCGCAGGGTGAGGATTTCTCATCTCAGGACCAAACTTCCACACACTAGACCACTCTGCAGAACGCCTAGGCAATCTAGGATGCTTTGTACCTTTACACAACCAAAAGATTCTTTCATCAGTTTGAATAAACCTGTATCCAGAAATCTCAGGACCACTACCACGATTCCAGATAATCTCTTCTCTAATATTCCACTTAGTCTTGGTCAACCATGCCCAAGGTGAGATTGCATCACCCTTGAAATACCTGACTTTGTGGTTGTAAAAGAGTGAACCACCTTGCTTTGTCTTATCAAAGAGGATATCAAGCAGTTCAATCTGCTGTTCTTGGTACTCATCCTCAGGGAGAGTGTCATCAAATGCAGCATATTCAATCTTACGAAAAAGACCACCACCCACACCACACTTGTTATATGGAGGAGATGTCACAGTGCAGTCAATGGACTCATCTTCAAGTTCAAGGGCAAGGTTGATGCAGTTGCCAGTTCTGAGATCAATCATAAGAGGTTTTATTTGCCTGTATTCTAGCAGATTTATTGGATTTTGACAAATGGTCCAGCAAGGTCACCCTGTGAAATATTCATCTTTGAAGACAAGAAGTAAGCATGAGCAATCAATTCTCCCAGTTTACCTTGCTGCTCAGCTTTAATAAACATATTAATATATCTTAGATGTCTTAATTTTGCTCTTATTTTTGTGGCAAAATTTTTACCAGAAGGAACACCACTATCCATTGTCAACATACCCTTTATAAAATCTTCAGGTGACATAGATTTACCATCAATCTCTGGTCCTACTATATCAACAGGAACTTTGTTTGAAGTCAAAACTTTTTTATAATAGGATTGCCAGTATTTAATTTCAGAAGCAGACGCCTTTCCACTCATTGGAATATTTTTATTTAAATCCTCTCCTGTATATTGCTTAACAAGTTTTGCCATCTCTGGTCCAGGTATTGAACCATTTCTAGCAGCAGCAGTAACATACTTACCCTTATTACTAATTGCTCTGTCCCTTGGTTCTGTAACATCAGCAGTTTTACTACCTGCTTTTGTCTCCCAGGTATATCTTTTCTTGTATGCTCCTGCTTCAAACTCCAACTCAAACCTTAAAGAATTTCCAACAAAGTCCATATCATTTGCTCTTCTGCCAGAATCAATTTGAAATCTAGTATTCATAGCATTGACAAAATTACCACTTTTTACTTGCAATCCATCTGGACCAAGAGCAATATTTGTTGGAATGACCTTCACATTTACATTCTTTGTCTTCTGTTTAAGAGATATTGGAATAAAAATTCCATCCTCCAATAATGAAGACATGTATCTATTAATAGTTCCCACAAAAATTGCAGGATCTAGATCTTTAAATGATTCTGAAAGTTTATCTGCAGTTTTCTTGATATCAGATTCTGCAGATTTTTTTACAATATAAACATCAGCAGTATCCCAAGAATCTTTTTTACCAGCAAATATTTTTTTTTGATCTTTATTAAACTTATCCCAAATATAATTTAGAACATCAGTTGTTGCAGATGGGGGAATAGATTTTGTTCTACCATCATAGTGAGCATATTTCCATGAAGTATCTTTAGTCCCAGATCTGTGCCCAATAAAATTCATTAATGCTTCAGTTCCTGCAAGAATACCTTCTCTCCATTCATTTGACATGGAGGGATATTCTCTATCCATAGCGTCAGTCATTGAAGCATCTGCTCCAGGTTTTGCAGATGCTCCATTGTTGATTGCCTGATAATAAGATGCTATAGATGCTGCTTCAAATTTTGCAGTATCAGCCATAACTTAGAGTGATGCCAGAATCTTAAGGATTTCAGATTCTGAGAACTTACCAGAAGATTCTAACTCTTCCTTCATTCCCTTCTTCTTGTCATGTGCAGCTTTCTTCATTGACTCCTTCTTGTCACCATCCTTATCAAGGTCAATAAAGTCAGGTTTGCCACCACCTTTAGGTGCATCACCACCTTCACCATCTCCACCTTTCTTCTTCTGCTTGTCAAGATATGCCTTGAAACCAGGATTCATACCTTTCTCAACAACAAATTCTTCTTTGTACTGAGGATGATCATCCATCTTCATACCACGCTTCTTCTCAAGCTTGGCCTTTCTTTCTTTGGTTCCCTTCTCAGGGTCCATGTCTCTGATACCCTCTTCAACTTCATACTGTGCTGCTTCACTAGCAGGCACACAATTAGGGACTTGCTTGCCACCCTTATTCTTCATACCAACTTGCTTATATCCAACCCAGCAAGGATCACCTTTTTTCTTCTCAAAGAGTCCAAGAAGACCCTTCTTAATTACAGCAACATCTTCTGCAATTACAGTGCTATGTACTCTTGCTACTCTCTTATCCTGGTTGAATCTTGCTGACCAAGTTTCTTCCAATCTTTTCTTCTGTCTATACTTAGCGAACTCTTCTAACTGACCTGCTTGGTTTTTCAGTCTAATCTTACTGAAGGTCTCACCAAAAGCAGCATAGATTCTATCTAATTTTTCTTCTCTACCAACAATGTTGGACTCAGGAATCATATTGAAGATGATGTCCTCTGCTTCCTTTACAGTTGATGTCTTGAATACTTCTTCAAGAACTTCTTCTGCTAGGTCACGAAGATCATTGTCCTGAAGTCTAGCAGTGTTCATTTCACTGATAGGATCTCTCTGGGAATCCAATTCTTCCTTTGCTTCTTTACTATGGACAGCACCATATGCCTCCATAAAGTTACGCATTGATGAGGACATCTCTACAATTACTACATTTCTTTATGTATTTATATCTTCCTTTTCTTCATTCTCTTGAGATTTTTTATTGAAACCAAATGGTCCAACACCATCTTTATCAAAGGCACGTCTCTTTTGTGCCATCTGACAAACTGTTTCCATAACCTTGAGAGTATCTTCTACTTCACAATTCTCAGGCATCATACGATGAACAATGTCAAACATAGGAAAGAATTCCTTTGCTGCCTCATTCACTTCTTCAATAGTAAGTGGATCATACTCCTTCATCACTTTGCTCCTTAGGTAGGTTTGCCTCAATTGCTTCATCCAGTGCAAGAATCATACCACGAATAGCAACTGTTCTTTGTCCTGGAAATTCATAACTATCTTGCTTTGTGTATTGAAACAATGCTTCTCTCACAATAGCAGCAATATGAATGTTTACTTTAACATCAACATCAATGTCACAACTCATTTCCAACCTCCTTTTTTAACCCACTCATTGTGGTATTGATTACTCCAAGCAGAACTAATCCCATAAGATGGTTGCACTACTTGTTCAATGTAACGACGATTTTCTCTTGCAATGTTGAGACTTTGTGTCTCTAAATTTTTTACTCTACCATCAACTTGAGATGCCCACCACACTGCACCTGCGCCCTGAACCAACAGAAAAGATACAATTGCAAATGGAATCTTTAAATCATTCACAGATCTCCCTCCTTACGATTCTCAGAGTTATGAACATCAAAACTACCACCAGGATAGCGTGCTTGAAGTTTTTCAACATTCATCTCAATAACCTCATCAAATGTGGTTTCAAGTGCCATACATGCTTGAGCAAGATACCAACAGATATCACCAAGTTCACGCTTCATGTGAAAGACATTATCTTCATTATAAGGTTTTCCTTGAAAGACAATCTTCTTAACAACTTCAGTGAATTCACCAGACTCTGCAGTGAGACCAAGAGCAGCAGTCATCAACTGAGATGTGTTAGTTCCATTTGCTTCCAGTTCTGCAAAACGAGTTGCCATCATGGCATAGTCAAGACTGGCATCGCTTGTTACTCCTTTTACAAATTCAATATACTTTTCTGTGTCTACTGTCATTTTAAAACTTAAATCCCTCAAATGATTTTTTAGGTTTCTCTTCTGGATCATACTCTTCATCCCTGCCATTGTCAAGGATATCATCTTGAGCAGATTGCTCACAATCATACAATCTCATCTTTGCTCTGTCAACACCTACAACAAACCTCTTGAACATATTAATATCATTATATCTGTTCTTAAGTTGCTTCACCATAATCTGTCCCAGTCCCTCCAAATCTTCAGTAGAAATAAGGGCAAACATAAGATCAGCAGTAGCAGGGAGGCCAAAGGACTCACTGGTATCAGTAAGCTCAACATCAGAGCTACCATAACCAGAACGAGTGGTCTGCGTGGCAGAAATGATAGGGACGTTTGCTTCGCAAGCCAGTCCTCTAAGCTCTTCAGCAATTGCCTTGACAACAGTATATGAATTGACATTACTGCCTGCCCTATATCTGCTGGAAGCGCATATATTAAGATAATCAATAAAAATAATGTCAGGTCTAAAAGACTTCTTAAGGGCAAGTTCATTAAGAAGTGACCTGAAGTGACCAGCATGAGCAGAAGCAGTAGGATACTCCTTAATAATTAGAGTGCCTTGAGTCTTTTGGGCAATGTTATTAACTTTTGTCTCAAACATTTGCTTTGGTAAGTCAGCAATCTCTTGAATATTGACATTCAAAAGATTAGCATCAATTCTCTCTGCAATTCTTTCTTCAGCCATCTCAAGCGTGATGTATAATACATTCTTGCCTTGGAGTAGCACACTGCTTGCGACATGACACATAAACAAAGACTTACCAACACCAGTGCCAGCAAGAGCAATGTTGAGTGTTTTATTTGGAAGGCCACCCTTTGTAATCTTGTTAAAGAATTCAAGGTCAAAAGCGATTCTTTCTTCCTTCTTGTTGTATAAATCAAACCTTTCTGCATAGTCTTGAAGGTAATCGTGTCCTACATGATTATCAAAACTGACAGCAAGAGCTTCTGATAAGATAGAAGGAATTGCGTCAGGTTGTTTCTTTTCATCCTGACCATCAGCAATTGAAATAGATTCCATAAGTGCCATATAAATGGCACGCTCTCTACACCAGTTTTCTGTTGTATTTTCTAACCATTCCCTCTCTGCTGGTTCATCATCAAGATAACTAATCAGTTTAGAGATTTCTTTGTAGGATGTATCATTGATGTCTTTTCTTTTCTCTACCTCAATACCAAGAACTTCCTTTGATGGAACTTCATTATATTCAGACACAAAAGACATAATCTCCTCAAATACAATCTTTTGATTGAAATCTTGAAAATAATCTGCCTTAATAAAGGGAATGACTTTTCTTAGATATTCTTCATTATGTAAGAGGTTCCTGAGAACTAGAAATTCAATTTTGTCCATTAACTACCATATGAGAATTCTTCTTTTGCAATTTCATCAAGTTTTTCCATTACTTCTGGTGTGAAGTATAACTCTGGGTCTTTGTAGATTGCCTTGGCATAGACTTTCTTGCCATCAATCTCATATCGTCCTGCTACATTTTTCCAAAGACCACCAAGTTCTCCCAGTTCAAGAAGACCATAGTATCTGTCTAGACCACGTTCATCATAATACAAACGCACTTCAACAGTCTTATTCTCTTTGCTCAAACGTGACTTGTGAGTCTTTGCTTTGATAATGTTTCCAATGACTTCTTTTCCATCCTTTTCTTTCTTCTTGCTGAGATAAATGATTGTACTTGCTGCATATTTGAGTCCACTACCTCCCCCCATTTCTTTTGTTGGAACGTAAGCTCCAATGACATCGTATGTATGGTTTGTGACAATGAGTGGAACATTTGCTTGACCAAGTTTAAGAGTGAGCATTCTGAATGCACCTTTCACCAATTGAGATTTGGTCATGTCCCTGACTTGCTTATCATCAAGGGCATCCCTAATCTCTTTCTCAGTGGAAAGCATACCTAGTGAGTCTAGCACAAACATACAGGGTTTGCGTTCATCTTCAGATTTTTTTAGATATAGGTCTACTGCCCTGAGTGCCTTTGATCTGAACTCCTCAATAGTTACGACATTGATGACAACCAGTCTGGTAAGGTCAATCCCTCTACTTGCGAGTAAACCCTTATTAACAGCTGCTTCAGTATCAAAATATAGGCAATACCCATCAGGATTAGAATCAAGGAAATTCTTGACGACTGCCAAACTAAAGAAAGTTTTGCCAGTGCTAGACTCCCCAGCAATGGCAGTAATCTTATTCCCAGATACACCACCAAATATAGAACCTGAAACAACTCCGTTAAAAATGTACGAACCTGTATCAACAAATTGTTCTGTGTCATCGATGTCTTTTGCGAGTTGGGTATAATCATCACCAATCTCTTTTACAATCTCTTTTAAAAAATCCATTACAGCACAAATCCAAATTCTTCACGAGCAATCTTTTTGTAGGGACCACCTGGATTGGCATCCCTAATCTCCTTAATCTTCATCAGTTTCTGATACAAGGCAGCATCTCCACCAAGGCGAAGAGCACTGACAATTGTAGCAAGTTCTTTGTCGTTAATAGGTAGGTCCATTAGCCAAAAAATAGTTCCAGGTTTACAACTTTCTCAACATTCCAACCAATGGCATCAAGAATGACTTTGACAGGTTCCAAGAAGGCTTTGTCAAATTGTAGGTCATAGTCAATGTACTTGTCAACACCAAGTTCCATTGGGAAATCTGAAATAAAGGAGATAACATTCTCTCTAATTGGGTTTTGTTTCTTCAAGTATATAAACTTGATTTTCTCCCCATTGTTGATAAGAGAATATTTGGTGTCAAGATTCTTTTCCTTGACATAGTAATTATACAGCAAAGCACCTCTACAATGAATAGGAGTCCCTTTTGCATAGATTGTAGAGTAACTTTTATGCTTATTAACATCACTCACAGTTCTAGGGAAGGCAATCTCTTCTGGAGACATCTTCTTGAACTTTGCTCTAGCATCATCAATAAAGTCAATGACCTCATCTTCTGTGCCACCCATCATAAGGTTGAGAGCATCCTTAATCATCTTCCTACAGGGCGCAGGAGTAGATGACTTAACAGCCTCAATACCCATGATTTTTAATTTAGGATCTTCATACCTTACACCCTCACTGTCCCACACATTAAGGATGTATCTTTTCTTTGCTGTCCAAATGCCCCTGTCTGCAATGTTCTCCCTCTTCATTTGCATCTTCTGGGCATATGCATTTACATACGTCGCGAGCTCCTGATAACTCTCCTCAATAAATGGTTCCAACTTCTCTTGGCAGATTTGGTCAAGTATGCTAACAAGTTTAGTCTTGTTACCAGTGAGATTACCAAAAAATTTATCAACAAGAGGTCCGAAATTAATATAGATTGAGTCAGTGTCAGATGCGATGACATAATCTACATCTTGTGTTTGTAACAGATTATTTAGGTATCCATTAACACGATCCTCAATCCACCTGATAGATGTCTGACCAGATAGGGTGATTGCTTCAGCATTTGCTAATTTATAATAGCGGAAGTATTGATTACCAATCGCACCATAGGCAGAGTTAAGAGAAATCTTTTTAGCCATCTGGATGTTGTTACATCTGGCAATTTCTTTTTCAAGTGCTTTGGTTGGTGTCTTTTCATACTCTTGTTTAGCAGCAAGCATTCTCTTTTTGAAGATGACCCTCTCTGCATACATCTTCTCCATCAGTTCAGGGAGGAATCCCTTCACATCCTTCCTATACATTGCACCATTGGCGCATACAGCATTGTCCTTGTATAACTCAAAACTTATCTCTTGTTTAAGGATTCTATCAACTGTAGCCGCTGGATGTTTTTCTGGAAGGAGGGTCTCTGGGGATATATTGTACTGCATAATAAGATGAGGGTACAAGCTATTAAGGTCAAAAGAGACCACCCAATCATACTTTCCTGGAATCGGTTCCTTAACATAGGCACCTGCAAACTTAGAATCTTTTTCTGATCTATCCTTAGGAGGAATGACAATGTGCCTCCTCTTCAAATAGTTATAAATGATTGTATCCCACATCCTCACCTGATACATCACATCAACATAGTTGACCTTTGCTGTGTATGCCATAGTCAAGGCAAGTTCAATCAGTTTCATCTTGTCTTCCAAGCGGTCAACAAGTTCCACGTCAATGATGTTGTAGTCTACAAACTTCTTCCAATTACCTCTATAAAAATCTTTAAAAGTATTGAACTCA